CATGACGGTGGTATAACACAATTATCTGCTAGCGACATTAGAGAGGCCAACGCACACTTCACGTACTTATTTAATTCTAGGCGTAGTGCAGAAGCGAAGATAGACGCTATATATAAAGTTGTTTCGTTGTTATGCAGAACATTTTTCTGCTATGATCCTTTTGACGCCCAGTTTCAAGATATCGTGTGCAGAATGTTCGAGATTATCACGTTTGCTGAGGAAGTTGAACTTGTCACTAATTTTGGTGCAGATAAGGCTTTGCTAGACAAAACTGTGCTAATGTATAGAACAGGTACTGCGTTAGCAAAGGATCCTAGGATAGTGCATACCCCTAGCTACATTCAAAATCATTTTACCAGACACTTGACAAACTTGTCTAGGAAAGCACGAAAAGCAGTGGAAGCTACAGGCGGCACACATTCAAGAATAGAACCAACTTGCGTTCTTATCACCGGACCACCTGGGGTTGGCAAAAGTCATGCGATACTAGCCATACAACGTGCCATTTCTCATATGGATAAAGAGCCATACACTGAGACTGACACGTTTGTGTACGACCCAGTCTCAGATTACTGGGAAGGATATCTAAATCAGAAATATGTGGTTATGGATGATTTGTTTAAAGAAGCTGACGTTTCTGTTCGTATGAAACAAGCATCCGATATTATTGGTATGGTCAATACCACACCGTTGTCTTTGAACATGGCATTTGAGGGTAAAGGTAGTGTTTGGTTTACGTCACAATATATGTTTATTACAACAAATTTGGCTAATGACGGTATCGAACAGAGTACGTTACAAACAGGCCTCTCAGACACTGATGCTTTGCGTAGACGGTTTCACATCGTGCTGCATAGAGATAAACCAATCTCTTCTACGCCGATGCAAGACCTATATCGAGTTGATAAGTGTTTGCTCATGCCTCATCTAGAGAAGAAGACATTCACTGTTAGAGACTTGTGTATACAAATACGTGCACATAGATCCTTGCAGAAAACTCAATTTGCCAAATATGCAATGACAGATGACGATTTGGATGACTTATTTTCTGATGTTATGAACCCGCCACCCGAAGTTATTGTTGAGGCTCCTGTGAGTGAAACAGATGAAGAATTGCTTGAACAAGCGCGCAACATCGTTGATGATATAGATGAAAATGCTGATTGCCCACCAGCTGTAACTGAATGGGATATACAATCTGGCAACATTGAAGAACAGGCTAATGAACTTAAGAGTTTAGATCCTGCGTTTGTGCTGAGGAGGGTTCTTACTTTGCTCAAATCAACACCCTTTTTTGGCGACGAGGCAAATTACCCTCTATTGACTGGTTTGTTCTTTTTGTTACTTGGAATAACCCAAGCTGGACCTTTATACAATTATATGTTCCCTCCAGTGGTTGCTGCGCAGTCTTTTGATAAGATTGGCAGGAGACACAAGAGAGCGATTACACGCACTCTCAACATGAAGAAAATCATCCGTAGCCCCACCACCACGCAGTCTGCTGCTAGTTACGATATGTGTATATCGAAGTCCATTTCGAAGGCAGTTTTCAATATTTCTATGAGAGGAGAGACCGAGATGACCACAGAGTGTCAAAATTCCGTGGGTTTTCACTTGCGTGATGGTTACGTGTGCGTATGCTCGCATTTTTATCTTAAGTTTGAAGATTGCGTCAACGTCATGATTATGGTTCGTATAGGGGACAAGGAGTACACTTTTCCAGACCCCAAAGAGTCCATTTGTGCAGAGGGACTCGACATAGTCGTGTTTAAACTTCCAAATACAGTAGACTTGCCTGCCAGTTCATATAAGTATATGTACTCTGAAACAGAGTTTTACGACATTCCGGTCGACTCAGAATTGTCACTTATCGGGTGTGATGAAGATGGTACTGTTTCAAGAAAGGACGTCACAAAGTCCCCGTACAACAGTGATTTGAGTTACACAGCTGTAAACCAATTGATGGTTCTGGATTATCCTATCACATACTGGGGTCTTACAAAGAAGGGCGACTCAGGTTCATTGGTGACTGTTCAAACCCCTTCGGGTGGGCTGAAAGCAGTTGCCATGCACGTTGGTGGAACAATACGTGAATCCAGAAACTTAGGCGTGTCAGTTACGCTATGGAAGGAGTTTGTCGATCAGTTGATAGGCAGTATCAGTTCCACACACGCACAAGCGTTTCCATTGGAACCAAGTGAGATTCTTGTGCACAGTAAGGCACATTATCCACCCCACAATAGTAGTATACACCGCTCTCCATTGTGGGGTTTCGTTCCCAACACCAAGAAACCTGCTCATTTGAAACCCTTCAAACATGATGGTGTGCTTATAAACCCATTATATAAGGGAATGTCAAAGTACAACCAAGTTTACCCCAAAGTAGAGCAGGTGCCCGCCGATGCTTTAGAGTATCTGCAACATTTGTATCCTAGGAGTGCGTCTCCTCCCCATATTCTTACGATGGAGGAGTCTTTGCGGGGATACGATGCAACAGGTGCGTTGTCTATTAATTTTGGTACATCACCCGGATATCCTTTTTCTTTGCATAAAAAGAAAGGTAAAGAACCTTACGTATATCGTGACAATGACCAGGTACTACAATTTAGTGATGATTTCAAATCACATCTAGATTCAGTGCATGATTCACTGCTTTCTGGTCACCAGATGGAAGTTGTGTGGGCTGATGTCATGAAAGATGAGGTCAGGCCGATTGAAAAGGTAGACGCAGGAAAAACCCGCATAATCTCCACTTGCCCTTTGGATTACTTAATTATCGTTAGGATGTATTTCTTGGATTTTGTTCTCCACGCGCAGGCTCTCTGTGGTGTTAAACCTGTCAGCATTGGTATTAATGTGTCATCGCTTGATTGGTTGTTTTTATACAAAAGGCTTGCAACCAAGACGGGTTCTGTGTGTTCTGGGGACTATAGTTTCTATGATGGCATGATTCCTAAAGAGGTTGGTCAAGTTGTGTTGCGTTTTATAAATTGGTGGTACAACGATGGCGAACTGAACGCTTCTATCAGGACTAGATTGTTTGAGCACATTTGGCATTCTGTCCACGTGGTGTACAATTACAAGTACGAGATTTGTGGCGGCAACCCTTCCGGTAACCCCTTAACTGGGTGGTACAACTCATTAGGTAACATTATCATGCTGTATGTTGTATTAGTGCATGATTTGAAGTTGTTGCCGAATTCTTTTGAATTAGCTGTGTATGGCGATGACAACGTTATCACTATGCACAAGCAAGGGGTTAGATGTAACACCATCGCCCCGCACCTTATGAGAAGGTTTAATATGGTGTACACGCATTACTCCAAGGCCGATAGTGATATTGATGACACTTTAGAAACTATACGGTACCTTGGTCGCAAGTTCCAGATGGATGGAGCTTATATGAGATGTCCACTTGATTTAAAAGTGGTGTTAGAAATACCACTTTGGATCAAGAGTAAAGTTGAGATCTCAAAATTGGTAGCCTCGGAATGTGATTCTTTTTTCCGGGAGTTATCTCATTTTGGTAGGGATATCTTCGAACAGTATAGCGAAAAACTTTTCGCATTCACTCTAGAAAATGCACCTAAATATTACACGGTTGTGGTTGGTCAAAAATTAACTTTTCAACAGTATATATACGAAATGTATCATAAAGAATATAATGTTACAACTCATGAAGAAAAGTTGGAATCTGTTATAACTCAGAGTAAAAAGTTAGATTCGAAAGATGTAAAATTTATTGCAGGAACTTTTGCTGAAGCTGGGACTTCAAATGGTATCTCCTCTACCAGAAACGAGGAGTTTAACGACCGGGCCACAAACCCCGTCGTCATCACGCAACAAGAGCAACTTGGAGCGTATCAGGATGCAACAGAGGTTGCCCCATCGAGCGTTTGCTCTACCATCATGCAGGCAGTGCATGAGTCCAATAACTTTGAGGTCTTTGATTTAAATAAGAGCATAGAACGTCAATATTTGTTAGACACTCTCACTTGGTCAACCGCCAACGCAGCGGGTACCGTTTTGGGCACTTATTGGTTCCCTCAATTACTCTTCAACCAAGACTATATGGTGAGTAAGCTTCGGGACTTTAGACTGTTTCGAGGTGGTATTCGCTTCGGAATCCGTGTCCAAGCTAGTAGGTTTTTGTATGGTAAGCTTATGATAGTTTACACACCAAACCCCGCTGATAATTCTTACGATTCACAGGCTGCCAACATCTTTGTCGGTAGTGGGTATCCTCATATTCTTGCATCTGCTTCAGCCAGTGAGACCGTGTTTCTCGATGTACCGTTTATTAGTAATAAGCGGTTTTTAGACCTGGGTTCGCATTCTGATAACGAACTAGGTGTTTTCCGCGTCATGGTTCTGAACTCACTCCACAATATTGGTGGTGAAGTTGACACGTGCAAAGTGTTAATCACTGCACAGTTTTTGGATGCCGAACTTGCCCTTCCTTGCGAGACCCCCATCACGGTACAAAGTAAGAGGGAGGCGCGCGCGAAATCGTCTGCGGGTATCATTAGCTCGGATTTAGCCAGTGACCAAGTGGAACCGGCCAAGTTCAAAATGCCAAAATTTGTGCGCCCTTATGCTAATATGTTTGAGAAAGCAGCTGGCTATGTTAGGACAGGTATGGCGGTTGCCGCAATGATTGGTCTTGACAAGCCATCGACCATAGCAGCACCCACACCGCAGGTTATAAACGGTGTCACGCGCTTTGCGGCTGGACGTGGATTGGACACCGCACCGAAGGCCACTATGGACCCTGAAGCGTGTATAACTACAGCACCGGTTGTGGGTGGGATTACGTACGATGAAATGGAGTTGTCTTATGTTTTGGGCACACCTATGCTCACCTCTTCGTACGCTTTGGTTGAAGGTTCTCCCGACGTTGTGGTCGGCAGTACATCGCCGTACGCCATGCAAGGCCAGTATACCTATGTGGATTTTGTTACACGCAACTTTAAGTATAATTCTGGATCTTATAAGTTTAAGGCTTACATAACAGCCTCGCTGATGCACTCAGTCCGCCTAGTTTTTTACTTAGCAGACCACGTTCAGGATTGGCAGGATTGCTATCACAGAATTGTCGACGTACAGGGTGACACTGAAGTTGAATTCACTATCCCTTATTGTCGTCACACTGCTACGCGGGACATAGACGATACTGATTATTATGCTGTCTATGTGTCAGTACTCACTTTTTCCCAACCCACACCTGGGGTCAGTAATCCCATATACTTAAATGTGTATAAAGCTGCGGCATCCGACTTTAGGGTTGGGTGTCAACTAGAGATGGCTTTTACCCCTCAATCAAATCCTAGGCAGGACTTTGCGAAGCTGTTTGAACCCATGCACCCCTCTATGGTCGGGTATGACCCTGGCAATGTTGTATACCCTGAGCGATTCACCTCGATACGTGACATTGTCCATAGGGACTATCCTCTGGGCGCCATTGATAAAACGGTGTTCATGAAGACGTACCTTGGCAGCGATCCGTGGTGGGGGGGTGCTATTATGGGTAAGGAATTAGGGGGGTTGCTCTACGTCTTTTGGCGAGGGTCTATTCGCGTGAAGTATTTGCGCAAAGATACAAAGATAGTACCTGTCCTTGCTGTCCGTGACCTCACTTACAAGACTCCTATTATGGGCATGGACCTTGCTCAAACGACGCGCCCTGTTGCTGAACTGGAAATACCTTATTATTACAGGGACTTTTACAGGTCTACTACCAACAGTGGTGCCTCAACCATACTCACGAATTGTCCATCCACGACGAATTCTTATTATACTTCGTCTTGTGGTGATGACTTTTCATTTCACTTCTTGAGACCCCCGCCCAATGGGTTACTCGAGGAAGCTCCCCAAGCTTATGGGTACGGTGGCTTGCTTGCATTTTATGCCATTTG